GGGGATGCCCTTCGCGACGGCCCTTCGGGCCTCCTCAGGGCGAACGGCGATAGTGAAAACATGGCGGCCTCCTCACGGGATCGTGAGGATGACGATGCCACCGGGCCGGGGGCGGGATCATGACCGGCTTGCGGGCGATCGGGCCGGAGGCCGTCCGCGGGACGCTGGCCGACTCGCTGCGCCTGCTGGCGGGGCTGGGGCGGCTGTATTCCACCGCCCAGCTGGCCGACGCGGCCGACATCGGCGAAAGCACCCTGAAATCCTATCTGCGCGGCGAGGCGACGCCGGGGCTGGACCAGTTCCTGCGGCTGGCGGCCGTGCTCCCGCCCAGCTTCGCCAGCGCGCTGACCCGGCTGGCCGGGCTGGAGGCGGTGCCGGTGGACCCGGCGCCGGCCAGCCTGCTGCAGGTGAACGCGGAGGCGGCGCAGCTGGTGGCCGGGCTGGCCGAGGCGCTGCGCGACGGGCGGCTGGACCACCGGGAGGAGGCGGCGCTGCGGCCGCAGCTGGAGCAGCTGAACGACACCCTGTCGGCGGCGCTGATGAAGCGGGGGAACGGATGAGCGGGATGACGGATTTCGCGGGCGCCGGATGGACCGACGCGGCGATCGCCATGGGCCTGGTGGCGCTGGTGGCCGCGCTGGCCTGGCGGCTGCGCCGGGACTGGCTGGATTGCGGGGCGTTCCGGGCCGGACCCGATGGCGGGCCATGGGATGAAGGGATGGCGGATCAGGATATTGACTACCATTTCGATCACGGCATGGAGGCGGTCGACGCCCGGCTCCGGCGGCGCGTCTTGGATGTCGAAAGTCTGTACTCACCGTCAACCGTGGTGATGACGTTTGCGTCCGGCCAGCAGCGCGACTTCCCGGCCACCCGCCGCTTCCCCCATGCGTGGGAGTTCCTGGGGCCGCCGCCCGACGCGGGCACGGACCAGGGGAGGGTGGCGTGATGGGGCGCTATGCCTGGAACCCCGGCATGATCGAGGATCTGCCGGCGGAAGATGGCCCCTCGATACACCCGGCTGCGCCGGGCGCTATGGGCGAGCGGCGCACGGGGACGGACAGGGGGCGCCCGGCCGCGCGGCGCCGCGAAAGGCCCGTGGAAGGCCAGGCGGACATCAACGCTGCGCCGCTGACCCTGCACCTGCGGGAGGAGACCTTCGCCGGGCTGGAGGCCATCGCGCGCCAGGCGGTGCGCCCGCTGGCGGTGGTTGCCGCGTCCATGCTGGACGAGGTGGTGGCGGACGAGCAGGACGCCGAGGCCGCGCGCGGTTCCGGGGAGGGGCGGCCATGACGGCGCGGATCCCGCCCGAAACCCGCGCCCGGGCGCGGTCGCTGCTGCGGCAGGGGCTGAGCTGCCGGGCGGTGGCCGAGCGGCTGGGCATCTCGACGGGCGCGGCGGTGCGGATCCGCGAGACCATCAGGGGGGGCGAGCGCCAGGCGCTGGAGGCCCGGCCCCACCCCAGGCAGCGCCGCGTGCGGCCCGAGGCCACGGGGCAGGGCAAGGCGCGGGGCGGCTGGACCGAGGCCGAGGACGCGCTGCTGACGGCGCGCTGGCCGTCGCCCCTGTGGCGGCGCGAGGACATCGTGGAGGCCCTGCCGGGGCGGACCCTGGCGGCCTGCGCCACACGGGCCACGGTGCTGGGCCTGAAGCGGCCGCCGGCATCGAAGCTGACGGCGCGGGCGCGGGACCGGCGGGAGCGGTGCGCCCGCTGTTCCATCCCGATCGCCAACGCGCGGCCCTGCTGCCGCCCGGAATGCCGGTTCCACGATTCGGGCGAGGACGCCCGGGCGGAGCGGACCCTGGCGGGGGTGGTGAGCTATGGGTGAGGGCTATCACGACTTCCTGGCCTCGAAAGCGGTGACCGACCCGGCCACGGGGCTGGAGCAGGTGCCCGACCTGCCCGGCGCCCTGTTCGACTTCCAGCGGGACATCGTGGCCTGGGCGCTGCGCCGGGGCCGGGCGGCGCTGTTCGCCGGCACCGGGCTGGGCAAGTCGCTGATGGCGCTGTCCTGGGCCCAGGCGGTGTGTGACGCCACAGGCGGCGACGTGCTGATCCTGACACCGCTGGCGGTGGCCGGGCAGTTCGTGCGCGAGGGCGCCAAGTTCGGCATCCCGGTCGGCCAGGTGGCGGCCCAGCACCAGGTGCGCCCGGGGATCAGCGTCACCAACTATGCCAAGCTGGACCAGTTCGATCTGTCGCGCTTCGCCGGGGTGGTGCTGGACGAAAGTTCGATCCTGAAAGCCTATGACGGCACCACCCGGTCAGCGCTGATCGCGGCCTGCCGCACGGTGCCGTTCCGGCTGGCGGCGACGGCGACGCCGGCGCCCAACGACTTCATGGAGCTGGGCAACCATGCCGAGTTCCTGGGGGTGATGTCCTACACCGACATGCTGGCCACCTTCTTCACCCATGATGGCGGCGACACCCAGAAATGGCGCCTGAAAGGTCATGCGGAGGGCGCGTTCTGGCGCTGGATGTGCTCGTGGGCGGTGATGATCCGCCATCCCCGGGACCTGGGCTATGCCACCCAGGGCTTCGACCTGCCGCCGCTGGACCAGGTGCAGCACGTCGTGCCCGCCCCGGTGCCGGAAGGCATGCTGTTCGCACCCCAGGCCGCCACCCTGCAGGAGCGGCTTGGCGCCCGCCGGGAGAGCGTGGCCGAGCGGGTCGCCCTGGCGGCATCGATCACACCGGCCGAGGACCCCTTCGTGTGGTGGTGTCATCTGAACGCGGAGAGCGAGGCCCTGGCGGCCGCCATCCCCGGGGCCGTGGAGGTGCGGGGCAGCGACACCGAGGCGGTGAAGGAACAGCGGCTGACCGCGTTCTCGGAAGGGCGCATCCGGGTGATGGTGACCAAGCCGTCCATCGCCGGGTTCGGCATGAACTGGCAGCACTGCGCGGCCACCGGCTTCGTGGGGCTGTCGGACAGCTTCGAGCAGGTCTATCAGGCGATCCGCCGGTTCTGGCGGTTCGGGCAGACGCGGCCCGTGACCGTGCATTTCATCGCCGCCGAGAGCGAGGGCGCCGTGGTGGCCAATCTGCGCCGCAAGGAAGCGGACGCCGAACGCATGGCCCAGGCCATGGTGCGCCACATGGCGGACCTGACGGGCGCCCAGGTGCGCGGCCTGACCCGCGACGTCCCCAACTATGACCCGCGCGAGATGCTGCGGTTGCCGGAGTGGATCGTGCCTTCAGAGGCGGAGGCCGTGGCATGAAGGGCGCGGAGGCGATCAGGGCCGTCGAGCAGGTGGTGACCGAGGACTACGCGCTCTATCAGGGGGACGCCTGCGAGCTGATCCGGGCGATCCCCGACAATGCGATCCATTACGGCGTGCACTCCCCGCCCTTCGAGGGCCTCTACAAGTTTTCCGGTGACCCGCGCGACCTGTCGAACAGCGAGGGCGACGGGTTCTGGCGGCACTACGCCTTCCTGATCGCCGAGGTGCTGCGGGTGACCATGCCCGGCCGCCTGCACAGCGTGCATTGCATGCAGCTGCCCACCAGCAAGACGCGTGACGGCTTCATCGGCATGCGGGATTTCCGGGGCGAGGTGATCCGCGCCTGGCAGGATGCCGGCTGGATCTTCCATTCGGAGGTGTGCATCTGGAAGGACCCGGTGGTGGCCCAGCAGCGCACCAAGAGCCTGCGCCTGCTGCACAAGACGGTGGTGAAGGACAGCGCCATGAGCGGCCAGGGCCTGGCCGACTATGTGGTGACGTTCCGCAAGCCGGGCGACAACGCCGAGCCGGTGGCCGGGTGCTTCGACCGCTATATCGGCGACCCGGGGGACGAGCCGGACCGGAGCAAGTACACCAACGGCACCGACAGCCGGAACTGGTATTCGATCGAGGTGTGGCAGCGCTATGCCAGCCCGGTGTGGACCGACATCCGCCAGACGCGGACCCTGCAGCACCGGGCGGCCCGTGACCCGGCGGACGAGCTGCACATCAGCCCGTTGCAGCTGGACGTGATCGAGCGGTGCATCGATCTGTGGTCGAACCCGGGCGACGTGGTGATGACGCCTTTCGCGGGGATCGGCAGCGAGGTCTATGCCGCCGTGGAGATGGGCCGCAAGGCCATCGGCCTGGAACTGAAGCCCAGCTATTTCGCGCAGGCGGTGAAGAATCTGGCCATGGCCAAGCATGAGCCACCCCCGGGGCTGGACCTGTGACGGCGCGCGCGCTGGTTCTGGCCGGCCAGCCCCCGGCGGCGGATGCCCTGGCCGCGCGGCGCGCGGCGGAGGAGCGGCGGGTGCGGGCGGCCAGCCTGCGCGAGCGGGTGAGCCGGGCGCGGGGCAATTACGAGCGGGCCGAGACCGACGCCAATTACGTGGCGCTGCTGGAGGCCGAGCAGGCCTGGCTGCGCCACCAGCTGGAGGACATGACCGCCGAGCGGGACGGCTGGCGCGACCAGGTGCGGGACTTCCTGCGCCGGGTGCGGGCGGCGCGGGCCCTTCGCGACGCGCCTGGCGGCACTCCTCAGGGCGAACGGAACGGGGCTTTCGAGACGCACCCTTCGGGTGCGCCTCAGGATGATCGGAAGAGGGGGAGAGGATGCGGGCAGGGGAACTGATGCTGGGGCCGGCGGCCGCGCGGCCGCCCGCCTTCGGGCCGGGGATCGACGCGGCCGAGCTGATCGTCGACAGCTTCGCCGGGGGCGGCGGCGCCTCGACCGGGATCGAGCGGGCGCTGGGGCGCGCGCCGGACATCGCCATCAACCACGATGCCGAGGCGCTGGCCCTGCACGCGGCCAACCACCCGTCGACCCGCCATTTCTGCCGCAACGTGTGGCAGGTGGACCCGCTGGAGGCGGTGCGCGGGCGGCCCGTGGGGCTGGCCTGGTTCTCGCCCGACTGCAAGCACTTCTCCAAGGCCAAGGGCGGTCGGCCGGTGAAGCGCAGCATCCGCGACCTGGCCTGGGTGGTGGTGCTGTGGGCCCGTCGGGTGCGCCCCCGGGTGATCGTGCTGGAGAACGTGGAGGAGTTCCGCGACTGGGGGCCGGTGGACGCCGAGGGGCGGCCCTGCGCCGACCGGCGTGGCCAGACCTTCCGCCAGTGGGTGGGCGAGCTGCGGCGCCTGGGTTACCGGGTGGGGTGGCAGGAGCTGCGCGCCTGCGACTATGGCGCGCCCACCATCCGCAAGCGCCTGTTCCTGGTGGCCCGCCGCGACGGGCTGCCGATCGTGTTTCCGGAACCGACGCACGGGCCGGGGCTGATCCCCTACCGCACGGCGGCGGAGATCATCGACTGGTCGCTGCCGTGCCCGTCGATCTTCCTGACGCCGGAGGAGGCGCGGGCCATCGGCGTCAAGCGGCCGCTGGCCGAGGCGACCATGACGCGGATCGCCAAGGGGGTGAAGCGCTACGTGCTGGACGCGGCCGAGCCGTTCATCGTGAGGGTAGACATGGCAAGTGCCGCTGCCCGTAACGGCGTCCATGGCATGGAGGATCCGCTGAGGACGCTGACGACGGGCGGCAGCTTTGCCATGGTCGCGCCGACGCTGGTGCAGACCGGTTACGGCGAGCGGCCAGGCCAGTCGCCCCGCGTCCCGGGCCTGGACAAGCCCCTGGGCACGGTGGTGGCCGGTGGCGCCAAGCACGCCCTGGTCGCCGCCTTCCTGGCCCAGCACAATGGCGGCATGGTGGGTCACGATGCGCGCGAGCCGGTGTCGACCCTGACGGCCGGCGGCGCGCAGCAGCAGGTGGTGACGGCCGGTCTGATCAATCTGAAGGGCACCGCGCGGGCCATGCGCCCGGCCGATGCCGCCGTACCCACCCTGACCGCCGGCGGCACCCATGTGGCCGAGGTGCGGGCCTTCCTGATCAAATATTACGGCGCCGACCAGGACCCGCGCCTCGAGGCGCCGCTGCACACGGTGACGACGCGGGACCGGTTCGGCCTGGTGACGGTGGCAGGCGAGGACTATGCCATCGCCGACATCGGCATGCGGATGCTGAGCCCGCGGGAGCTGTACCGCGCCCAGGGCTTCCCCGACGACTACGTGATCGATGCCGGGCCGAACGACCGCCCGCTGACCAAGACGGCGCAGATCCGCATGTGCGGCAATTCGGTGTGCCCGCCGGTGGCCGAGGCGGTGGTGAGGGCCAACTTCGCCGCCGTAGCCGCCGGGGAAGGTGCGGCCGCATGAGCATGCTCGAGCACGCGCTTGCCTACGCCTCACGCGGGTGGCCGGTGTTTCCATGCTCCCCCAACGACAAGCGGCCGCTGATCAAGGGGCCGAAGAAGGGCGAGGGCGGCTACAAGCTGGCCACCACCGATGCGGACCAGATCCGCCGGTGGTGGACGTCGTGGCCCGAGGCGATGATCGGCGTGCCCACGGGCAAGGCGGTCGGCGCCGTCGTCATGGACATCGACCCCAAGGACGGCGCGACGGCCGAAGCCGTGCTGGCCGACATCTGCGCCCTGATCGGCACGCGGCTGCCGCCCGCGCCCATGACGCGGACGCCCCGCGGCGGCCTGCACCTTTGGTTCGCCGTGCCGGCGGACGTGACCGTCACCAACCGGGCCGGGATCATCCCCGGCGTCGACGTGCGGGGCGACGGGCGCGGCTATGTGATCTTCCCGCCCAGCGTGCGCCGCGGCCCCAAGGCGGTGAAGGATGGCTGCGACGGGGTGGCCTATCGCTGGGAAGAGGATGCGAGCCTGGACGACTTCCCGCCGCCGGCGGCGCCGGAGGCGCTGCTGGCGTTCTTCACGGACAAGCAGTCGGCGCGCAGCGCCGACGCCGTTCATCCTTCCCCCGCCCCCGGTGGCGCGGGTTCCTCGCCCGGCGCTGGCCCCGCAGCCCCTTTGCCGGAGAATGACCCTCGCGCGGCCGCCGTCCGCAAGTTCGTGCTGGCGGCCTTCGATGCCGAGCTGGCCAAGGTGACGGGCGCGCCCCAGGGGCAGCGCAACAATATCCTGAACAACGCCGCCATCGCCCTGGGGCAGCTGGTGGCCGCCGGCGCCCTGGCCGAGGCGTCGGTCCGGACGGCCCTGGAGCAGGCGGCGGCCGGACTCGCCAAGGATGACGGCATCCGGTCGGTGCGGGCCACCATCGACAGCGGCCTGCGCCTGGGCCTGTCTCAGCCGCGCGACCTGTCGCAGGTGGGTGCCAAGGCCGGTCGGCCGCGCCCTGGCCCCGGCCCTTCGCGACGCGCTGCGCGCTCCTCAGGGCCAACGGACGAAGGGCCGTCCTACGGTAGTGACCCCGCAGCCCCCGGGAACGGCGACGCCAATGGCTCGCGAGGGTCGCGGGATCGCGGCTCGACGTCTGGCGGGGGTTCGGGGGAGCCGCCGGCAGGGGCGGTTGACTACGGTGACGAGTTCGGCCCGCCGACGGTGGATCAATGGTGCAGCTGGCAGCCTCAGAACGACCTGGGCAACGCCAGCCGGTTCCTGGGACGCTATGGAAATCGGGTGATGTTCGTGCTGGAGGTGGGTTGGCATGTGTGGGCCGGCACGCACTGGGAAGAGGTGGCGGGCAAGGCCGCCGCCAGGCGCATGGCACACCGGACGTCGGAGCTGATCGCGCGCGAGGCCGCGTGGATCTTCCCCACGGCGGCAGAGCGGGCGGCGATCGAGGACGCGGCGACCTATCGGGCCAAGCCGCCGGATCAGATCAACGCTGCCATCCGCGCCATGATCGCCCGGGCCGAAGCGGCCGAGGACCGACTTGCCAAGCGCATCGACGGCCGACGCAAGTTCGGCGTGTCATCCGGCAATACCAGCCGCCTGAGCGGCATGGTAACCGAGGTGGAGGCCCGCGCCACGGTGGCGCCGGATGTGCTGGACGCGGATCCTCTGTCGGTGAACGTGCTGAACGGCACGCTGCGCTTCGTGTCGACGACGGTGACCGAGCCGGACCCGGATGCGCCCGCCTATTCGGACGGCATGCGCACGGTGAAGCGCTGGTCGGTGCGGCTCGATCCCCATCAGCCCTCCGACCGCATTTCCAAGGTGATGCCGGTGATTTGGGAGCCGGGCGCGACCTGCCCCAAGTTCACGGCATTCATGGAGCGGCTACAGCCCCGCGCGGCGGTGCACACCTTCCTGCGCGATTTCTATGGCTATTCGCTGCTGGGGCTGACGGGCTTTCAGGCGTTCGTGTTCCACTACGGCCACGGCGCCAACGGCAAGTCCACGTTCATGGAAACCATGGCGCGGCTGCAGGGGCCGTATGGCCGGGTGCTGCCCGCCGAGGCGCTGACCGGCGATGTGCAGAAGTCGTCATCCCAGGCCTCGCCGGAGTTCGCCAGGCTGCCGGGCGCCCGCATGGTCCGCTGCGCCGAGCTGCCCCGCGGCCATGGGTTTCGGGAGTCGGTGTTGAAGGCGCTGACCGGCGGCGAGCCCATGCTGGTGCGCAACAACTTCCAGGGCTTCTTCGAGTTCCGGCCGGTGTTCAAGGTTACCGGATCGGGCAACGACAAGCCGTCCATCGGCGGCGTGGACGAAGGGATCTGGCGGCGCATGAAGCTGATCCCCTGGACCCAGACCATCCCCGAGGACGAGCGCCGGGACATGGAGGAGGTGCTGGCCGAGTTCATGGAGGAGGCCAGCGGCATTCTGAACTGGCTGGTCGCCGGCGCCCTGGCCTATCTCGAGGGCGGCATGCAGGTGCCCAGCGAGATCCGTCAGGCGACCGAGACCTATCGGGAGGAGATGGACCCGGTGGGCGAGTTCCTGAAGGCGTGCACCGCGCGAACGCCAGGCACGGACACGTCGGCCCGCGACCTGTATCTGACCTACAAGGCCT